TAGTTGATTGCCACTCATCATCACCATATTCAAGTGGCATGTGTCCGTTAGCCGATATCAATGGTACTTGACTAAGTATCTTTTGTACTTTGTCTGCCCATTGATTAAAGACCTCGGAGTCTGATCTAATTTGAGTTTTCATAGTAACCCCAATCAGAAAAAAGTTTGATCATTTTATCAACACCCTCATAATATTTACGATTTCCAGATATATTATCTTTGACAGAAATAGTTCTGTACTCTTCACCATCAACATCAAGAGTGATTTTTTTTGTGACTTCACTGAAAGAAACCATAAACAACTTCAAGCTGCTTTTAGGTCTTTTCTCTTCGTCTGGCTTGTGCCATACAGGGTCTATTACATCTATGGATGCTATTGAAGCACCCTCGGTAGTAGACTCTATGTTTTTTTTATCATTCATGATAACCTCTAAGTTAATTATTTTTAAATAATCCTTATAAGTATTTTCATGGGATATGCAAGGAAAAAATAATATAGGATAATATAGGTTTTTATGAAGTATGTTTTGATTTTGTACCTTTGTTCAATGCTTGATAATAGTTGTTTTGAAAGCACCATTACTTCTCATGAATATCCTACTTATTACGATTGTGCCTTATCTGGTTACAAACTCTCACATAATACTTTAATGAAATTAGATCCAGGCAGGGTCGAAGAAGCACAATTAGCTGTAAAATATGAGTGTAGAGGGGTAAAAGTACACATAATTCCGCCACAAAAGCCAAATGTCTAATACCTTGATAAATCAACCCATTTTGATGTATAATAGATCATGAAGCTATATCGTATCCAAGCACGATGTAATAATTTATATTTTGATAAGATGCTTGAAGCAGATAACGATGCAGCAGCTCTTGAGGCATTTTCAAATGGTGTGAACTCAGGAGAAATTGTAGGTGCGGATGAGAGTTTTTATGATGAACGTGTCTACGTAACATTTGAGGAGGTAGACAGAGATGTCATTACAACAGCTGGTGTCGGAAAAACTTCAGTTGGAGTCCAAGTGGGCAAACCAAGCGTTAGCTCAGGGGAGAGTAACTCCTGATATGAAGTGGATCGACATCAAACTTAAAGACCTTAAAAAGAAAATCAACGATCAAAGCGTTGAGGATGCAAGAGAAGGTCTATTTGATATAGCAAGTTAACCTTGCTAAATTTTTTTAATTTTTTTTCCTAAGACTCGTTCGCTCTAAATTTCACGAAAAGCATTCAGTGTCGCATCCAGAATAGAACCCCTGCAATTTACAACCTTCTAGAATTCAACAAAATGAAAAAGTGAAAAATCGTCCATGTTATAATAGTAAATAAAAAAAATAAAAGGAGCATTAAATGTATATATGGAACCCACTTAAATTAAAGGAGTTAAAAGAAAAAGGTTATAAAATAAAAATTTATGACTGGAAGCCTGAGTATAAAGAACAAACGATTGAAGAATATGAACAGTCAAAAGCTGTTGAGACTAAAGAAGAAGATCAATGATCCCTCTCATAAAGGATCCGCATCTTCTTACCATCAAAGTAATATCCACTTACTCTTTTTTTATTCTTTCGCCTCACCCCAACTCCTGCCCAAAGCAATGTCAACTTTGCTAGGAACTTTAAGATTGTCGATAGCATTTTCCATTACCTCCTTAACTTTATTTATATCATGTTCTTCGTTTATTGAAAAACATAACTCATCATGGATTTGTAACAAAGGTTGATAACCTTCTTTGTAACAATTTATCATTGCTTGTTTTGTTTGATCAGCTGCGGATCCTTGGATCAATCTATTTAATGCTTTATAAGTAAAAGCTCTTCTAATGTTATTTCCGTAAATTGCTTTAGCTTCCTCATACTGCATGGCCTTATTCATTCCAAAAGTTGATGGCTCCCACATATCAAATCTACATTTTCTACCTTTTATTGTTCTAATAAAACCATACTTAGATGCACTATTAGTTACCTCTTCTGCTAATCTTTTTACAAATGGAACTCTATTATTATATTTATTTAATAAATTTTCAGCTAAGTCTTTTGATATACCAAGCTCTCTTCCTAACTTAGCCTTACCCATACCATAAAATAATCCTAGATTTATTGTTTTAGCTTGTGTTCTAGATATGCCTGCCATGTCTGCAACAATTTGATGAAAGTCTGCTGCTTCATTTTTATAAGCTTCTATAAACTCATCAGCTCCAGAAAAATTATTATTTACACTTGCAGCATAATGAGCAACTAATCTTGGTTCTTGTTGTGAATAATCAAAACTACCCCATTGTTTACCATCTTCAGGTAAAAATAAACTTCTAATTTTATCACCATATTCTTTATTTCGTGCAGGTATTTGTTGAAGATTTGGGTTAGAATAACTTAATCTACCAGAAACTGTGCCGCCTTGATCAGATCTTAGTTGATTTATTTCAGAATGTATTTTACCTTTATGCACAAATCTTTGAATGGAGTCTATGAATGTTGAATGGAATTTATTTATTTCTCTTGCTTCTCTTATTAGTTGGGCTATCGGGTTATCA